TAGTTTAATTCTTGCATTTTGAGTCATAACTATTTTCCTCCTTTCACATTTATTGAACGTAGCTCCTGCACAAGATGTAGGGGCATTTTTTATATTTAAATAACTAGAGTAATTAACATAAAGTGGGTGATATTATACGATGAGCAGTATGCAAAATAACGCAACATTTGGCGTGTATTTAGAATTAACAAAGAAACAACAAGCTTATATACAAATAAAGACAGACACTGGCGCAAAAGATATGGATATCGCAGAGCAAATTGATGTGAACCGTGCTACTATATCAAGGTGGAAAGCTAACGATAAATTTAGAGAAGGATTTAAAGGGTATCAAGCTGAACATTTACAAAAGCAAGTTCCTAAAGCCTTACAAACTATGATTAATTTATTAGACGCTAAAAGTGAACTTGTGAGGTTCCAAGCTTCTAAAGATATTTTAGATCGTACAGGTTATAATCCTGTTGACAAACAAGAGATAACAATGCAAAGCGCGGTGACGTTTAATGACGATATCGATTAACTTATCTGACTTGCTACCTAAACATTTCCACCCGTTGTGGAAAGCAACGAAAGACAAGGATTTGCTTAACATCATTGCAAAGGGTGGACGTGGTTCAGGTAAGTCGTCAGACATATCAATCATCATTACACAACTTATTATGCGTTATCCAATGAACGCAGTTGTTATACGTAAGACAGATAACACATTAGCTACATCAGTGTTTGAACAAATCAAATGGGCAATTGAAGAACAAAAGGTGACGCATTTATTTAAAGTTAAAGTGTCGCCAATGGAAATAACTTATATACCTAGAGGGAACCGTATTATCTTTAGAGGGGCACAGAACCCTGAACGATTGAAGTCGTTAAAAGATAGTAGGTTCCCTTTTTCTATTGCGTGGATAGAAGAGTTGGCAGAATTCAAAACAGAAGATGAAGTCACAACGATTACCAACTCATTATTACGCGGAGAATTAGATGAGGGATTATTTTATAAGTTTTTCTTTAGTTACAACCCACCTAAACGTAAGCAATCGTGGGTTAATAAAAAATATGAAAGTTCATTCCAAGCTGATAACACATTCGTACATCATTCTACATACTTGAATAACCCGTTTATATCAAAACAGTTTATACAAGAGGCTGAGAGTGCTAAAAAGCGTAACGAACAACGTTATCGTTGGGAATATATGGGCGAAGCGATAGGGAGTGGTGTTGTGCCGTTTAATAATTTAAGAATAGAAGAAATACCGCAAGGACAATATGATACATTCGATAATATAAGAAATGCAGTCGATTTTGGTTACGCTACTGATCCATTAGCTTTTGTACGTTGGCATTATGATAAAAAGAAACGTGTCATTTATGCTATGGATGAGCACTACGGCGTGCAGATAAGCAACCGTGAGTTTGCTAATTGGCTTAAAAAGAAAGGTTATCAAAGTGATGAGATATTCGCAGATAGTGCTGAACCCAAGTCAATTGCTGAATTAAAACAAGAACATGGTATTAAAAAAGTAAAAGCTGTTAAAAAAGGTGCTGACAGCGTTGAATACGGGGAACAATGGCTTGATGACTTAGAGGCTATCGTAATTGACCCTAGACGCACACCTAACATTGCTAGAGAGTTTGAAAATATCGATTATCAAACTGATAAAGATGGCAATGTTAAACCTAAGTTAGAAGATAAAGACAACCACGCAATAGACGCAACGAGATACGCATTAGAACGTGATATGAGGCAAAGTAGTTTAAGTATATTAAAGTAGGTGATTAATATTATTAGGATGCCGTGGGATAAGCCGTATGGCGAAGAAGTAGTTGAACAGATGAAACCTAAGGTCGAAACACAAGAAGAAATGATAATAAGGTTGATTAATAACCACAAACAGAAATTAAAAGATATTAACGTTGGCCAAAAGTATTATGACAAAGACAACGACATCAATTATCAAGCGTATAAACAAGACTTGCACGGTAATATTGATTACACCAAGCCTGACTGGCGTATTACTACAAACTTTCATCAAAACTTAGTAGATCAAAAAGTAAGTTACGTCGCTGGCAAACCAGTAACATATGCACATGATGATGACAAAGTATTAGATGTTATTCATCAAGTTCTTGATACTCGTTGGGATAATAAGTTGATTGATATTTTAACTGCTGCTAGCAATAAAGGTATTGATTGGTTGCAGGTGTACATTAACGAAGATGGAGAATTGAAGTTATTCAGAGTGCCAGCAGAACAAGCTATACCAATTTGGACTGATAAAGAACGAGAGCAATTAAATGCTTTTATTCGTATCTTTACATTTAACGGTGAAACAAAAGTTGAATACTGGACGGCTGAAACAGTTACTTATTATGTATATGAAAATGGCGGTTTGATTCCTGATTTCTATTACGGAGACGAGCATATACAAACTCATTTCTCTACAGGTAGCTGGGAACGAGTGCCTTTCATTGCTTTTAAAAACAATCCTGAAGAAGTATCTGATATATGGATGTATAAGTCGTTTGTTGATGCAATTGATAAACGTTTATCAGATGTACAAAATATGTTCGATGAATCGGTTGAATTAATTTATATATTAAGAGGTTATGAGGGTGAAGATTTAAGTGAGTTTATGGAAGGTCTCAAATACTATAAAGCTATCAACGTAAGTAGTGATGGTGGTGTAGAAACAATACAAGTAGAGGTGCCAGTCGCTAGCACCAAAGAATATTTAGATATGATGAGAGCCTATATCGTTGAATTTGGTCAAGGTGTAGACTTCCAGACTGATAAATTTGGTTCTGCTACTAGTGGTATTGCACTTAAATTCTTATATACAAACCTTAATTTGAAAGCAAATAAACTTAAGAATAAAGCTAATGTTGCATTACAAGAATTAATGCAGTTTATATTGGATTTCAACAAAATTAAGTTAGATGCTAAAGAGATAGAAATTACATTCAACTTTAATGTAATGGTAAATGATTTAGAGCAATCACAAATTGGTGCGCAATCCCAATATTTATCTAAAGAAACGTTAGTACGTCATCATCCTTGGGTTGATGATCCAAAAGCTGAATTAGAGCGTCTAGACGAGGAACAATTAGAGTTAAACAAACAACTTCCTAATTTAGATGACGGAGGTGCTGACGGTGCTCAACAACAGCAACAATCCGAAAATAACCAATCAAAATGATATTGATGAGTATATCGAGGGTTTAATCTCTAAAGCAGAAAAACCAATAGAACAACTATTTGCTAATCGACTTAAAGAGATACTACAAATCATCGCAAGTATGTATGAGAAGTATCAAAATGATGATGTGCACGTTACATGGACTGAATTTAATAAATACAACAGGCTCAACAAGGAGTTAACTCGTATAGGCACAATGTTGACTGATGACTATAGGCAAGTAGCTAAGATGATTCAGAAGTCACAGGAAGATGCTTATATCGAAAAGTTCCTAATGAGCCTTTATTTATATGAAATGGCGAGTCAAACATCTATGCAATTTGATGTTCCTAGTAAAGAAGTAATCAAATCCGCTATTGAGCAACCTATCGAGTTCATTCGTTTAGTGCCGACACTACAAAAACATCGCGATGAAGTGTTGAAAAAGATACGCATGCACATCACACAAGGCATTATGAGTGGAGAAGGTTACGCTAAGATAGCAAAAGCGATACGTGATGATATTGGCATGTCTAAAGCTCAATCATTGCGTGTGGCTCGTACAGAAGCAGGCAGAGCAATGTCACAAGCCGGACTTGATAGTGCAATGGTTGCTAAAGATAACGGCTTGAAGATTAAGAAACGTTGGCATGCTACTAAAGATACACGAACACGTGATACTCATCGTCATTTAGATGGTGAATCAGTGGAAATAGATCAGAACTTTAAATCAAGTGGATGTGTTGGACAGGCGCCCAAGCTATTTATCGGTGTAAACAGTGCGAAAGAGAATATTAATTGTCGTTGCAAATTACTTTATTACATTGATGAAGATGAATTGCCAACTGTAATGAGAGCACGTAATGACGATGGTGAAAATGAAGTTATCCCGTTCATGACATATCGTGAGTGGGAGAAATATAAACGAAATAGCTAACACTTAATAGTGTTGGTTATTTTTTATGCCCAAATCATGCTCAAGGCGTTAAAAGGTGCAAACTCAATGGTGGATAAGACCACCGTAATAAAAAATGTGAGGAGCAATACAAATGAAAAGAGAATTTTTACGTGGTTTAGGTTTGGAAGAGGAAACAGTTCAAAAAATCGTTGATGAGCACCATGACACGTTGAGAGAATTTAAAGATAAAGCTGAAAAAGCTGAATCTTTACAACAACAACTTGATAAAGCGAATAAAGAACTGGACAATCGTGACAAACAAATCACAGACCTTCAAAAAGCTAAAGATGGGGATAACAAAGAACTTAAAGATAAGTTGGAAAAATATGAACATGAAAATGCCCAATATCAAGCTGATATGAAGGAGTTAAAACTAAATAATGCAGTTAAGTTAGCAGTTGCTAAAGAAGCGAACGACGCTGACGACATTCTAAAATTCATCAATAAAGATGAGTTGGAATTACAAGATGACGGCACTGTAAAAGGTTTAGACAAAGCGATTGAAACACTTAAAGAGTCTAAGTCTTATTTATTTACGCCGTCTAAACCTACAGGTAAGAGTCCACAAGACGGTGGTAATCCTGATTTAGGTATAACAAAAGAACAATTTGAACAAATGAGCGTTGCAGAACGCACTAATTTGTTCGTGAACGATCGTAGTACTTACGACAAATTAATTGAACAAAATTAAAATAAGAAAGAGGTATAACGCATGGCACAAGGAATGACTAAATTAACAAATCAAATCGTACCAGAAGTATTAGCGCCAATGATGCAAGCGGAATTAGAAAAGAAATTACGTTTTGCTTCATTTGCAGAAATTGATAACACATTAGTAGGGCAACCCGGAGACACTTTAACTTTCCCAGCATTTATCTACAGTGGGGATGCAAAAGTGGTTGCTGAAGGTGAAAAAATCCCTACAGATATTCTTGAAACGAAAAAACGTGAGGCTAAAATTCGTAAAATCGCTAAAGGTACATCTATTTCAGATGAAGCTTTGCTAAGTGGTTACGGAGACCCTCAAGGTGAACAAGTACGCCAACACGGATTAGCACATGCTAACAAAGTTGATGATGACGTATTAGAAGCATTAAAAAGCGCAAAATTAACAGTAGAAGCTGATATCACTAAGTTAACTGGATTGCAGACAGCGATTGACAAGTTTAACGACGAAGATTTAGAACCGATGGTTTTATTCATTAGTCCGTTAGATGCTGGGAAATTACGTGGAGATGCTACGACAAACTTTACTCGTGCTACTGAGTTAGGCGACGACGTAATTGTTAAAGGTGCGTTTGGTGAAGCTTTGGGAGCTGTTATTGTACGTTCTAACAAATTAGAAGCAGGTACAGCTATTTTAGCTAAAAAAGGTGCTGTTAAGTTGATTACAAAACGCGACTTCTTCTTAGAGACAGACCGTGACCCTTCAACTAAAACAACTGCATTATATAGTGATAAGCACTATGTAGCTTATTTATATGATGAATCTAAAGCGGTGAAAATCACTAAAGGTTCTGGAAGCTTAGAAATGTAATAGGAGGTAGTGACGTATGTATAAAGTAATCGAACGTTTTGAAGATGCACAAGACAACGGATATGAATATCAAGTGGGAGACGTTTACCCACGTAATGGATTGGAAGTATCAGAAGAACGATTGACTGAATTATCTACAACAAACAACCGCCGTAATTTAATCGCTATCAAACTTGTTGAAGACAAGCAAGTAGAACAGTCTGAAGCGAGCGCTGACGAGCAAAAAAGTTTATCTGATATGAAAGTAACAGAATTAAAAGAACTTGCTAAAAAACGTAAAATTAAAGGCTATAGCGATATGAAAAAAGATGAGCTTATCAAAGCTTTAGAGGGTGTTAAGTAATGGATGCAAAAGACGTCAAAATGATTAATGGACTTTCACTCAATGATTCGTCTAACGATGAGCAGATCAAATATCTTATTGAAGAATATAAAAGCGTTGCAGAAGATTATTGTAATCAGAAGTTTGATGACAAAGCAGTGCCGTCGGGTGTTAAGAAGTTTATTGCTGAATGTATCAAGTTTGGCACAACTGGCAATATCTCAGCGCGCACGATGGGCACTGTGAGTTATACCTATGTAACTGACATACCTAGTAGTGCTTATGCATATTTATTACCTTATCGTAAATTAAGTTGGGGAAAGCGATATGTTTAACCCATACGACGAATTCCCTCACACTATTTCTATTGGAAGTATCAAAAAAGTAGGAGAGTATCCAATTATACAAGAACGCTTTGTAAGCGATAAAACAATTAAAGGATTTATGGATACGCCTACTACATCTGAACAACTAAAATTTCATCAAATGTCACAAGAATATGACAGAAACCTATATGTACCTTACGACTTACCAATAGCTAAAAACAATTTATTTGAGTATGAGGGTAGAATCTTTAGTATTGTAGGCGATTCTGTAGATCAGGGCGGACAACATGAAATTAAACTACTACGACTTAAGCAGGTGCCATATGGCAAAAGTTAAGTACGGTGCTGATAGCATGGTTGTTGAATTGGATAAGTTCGATAAGAAAATAGAAGAGTGGGTTAAAAAAGGTATTGCTAAAACAACGACGAAGATTTACAACACTGCTGTAGCATTAGCTCCTGTTGACTTAGGTTTTTTAGAAGAAAGTATTGACTTTAAATATTTCGATGGTGGGTTATCCAGTGTTATAAGTGTCGGCGCAGATTACGCGATAAAACGTATGTCGCAATTACTGGTAACAGTAATTTAAAAATCGGGGTAAATCGGTGGAAGTCTTATCTAAACAGTTGATTACCGAATTCGGTACAGGTATAATAAGCATGAGGTGATTAACTTGGATAGAAATTCAAAAGGTCAATTTGTTAAAGGTAAAAATATTAGAGATAAAACTGGTAAAAAGTACGGCAGGCTAACTGTTCTAAGCTTATCTAAAAAACGATCTGGAAGAAAAACGTATTGGAATTGTATATGTGAATGTGGTAATACGGTAGAAGTTAGAAGTGATTGTTTAGGTACTACACTTTCGTGTGGTTGTCTGAAAAGAGAACAAAATAGAATTAATTTAACTGCTAATCATTCACATAAACAGAGTAGAACTAGGTTATATCACATTTGGCAAAATATGAAATCAAGATGTTATAACCAAAACAACAAACGCTACGAAAATTACGGTCGCAAGGGTATTAAAGTTTGCGAAGAATGGTTAGACTTTAATGTATTTTATCAATGGTCTTTGAAATCTGGTTATAACGATACTATGACAATCGAAAGAAATGACATAGAAAAAGGTTATTATCCGGAAAATTGTTGTTGGATACCATTTAATGAACAAGCGAATAATCGAAATAGAACTATTTGGGTTGAATGGAATGGTAAAAAACGAAATTTGAAACAATGGTCAAAAGAATTAGGTATTAATTACGGAACGTTGAATTCGAGATATAATCGAAGTGGAATGAGACCTCCAGAATTATTTTATCCAGTTAAAAGATAACACCGAGGTAACTTAATAGATTGCGAAAGGCTGTTAAGCACCGTAGAGCGTACCAGTTGAATAAATATAATACTGGCAAGAGACTCCGACAACCAATAAAGGTTGTCTTTTTTATTGGTTGAAAATGTACGCCGAACTCACTGGTGACAGTGAGAAGTAGAGGATAAAAAGCCACTACGATAACAAATGATACGTTGAATACGGGACTGGTATTTATGCAGAAGGTCCTGGTGGTAGTCGTGCTACAAAGATTCCGTGGAGTTTTAAAGGTGATGACGGCGAATGGTACACAACATATGGTCAAGCGCCACAGCCATTTTGGAACCCTGCAATTGACGCAGGACGCAAGACATTCGAGCAGTATTTTTCATAGAGGTGGTTAAATATGTGGGTATCAGTTGAGCCTGAACTTACAAATCAAATATATAAAAGATTAATCTCAGACCCTAACATTAACAAACTAGTTGATGATAGGGTCTTTGACGTTGTTCAAGATGACGCTGTTTACCCATATATTGTTGTGGGTGAATCAAACGTCACTAACAACGAATCTAGCGCAACAATGAGAGAAACAGTCGGTATTGTCATACATGTGTATTCACAGTTCGCTACACAATACGAGGCTAAGCTCATTTTAAGCGCGATAGGTTATGTGCTTAACAGACCTATAGAAATAGATAATTACGAGTTTCAATTTAGCCGTATCGATAGTCAAGCAGTATTCCCTGATATAGACAGGTTTACTAAGCATGGCACGATACGGCTTTTATTTAAGTACAGACATAAAAAGAAAAACGAAGGAGTGTATTAAATGGCGCAAAAAAACTATTTAGCAGTTGTACGTCCAGCTGAAACTGACTTAGATCCAGTAGAATCTTTATTATTAGCTGACTTACAAGAAGGTGGACATACGATTGAAAATGATTTAGCTGAAATAGTACGAGGCGGTAAAACGGACTATTCTCCCAATGCAATGTCAGAATCATTTAAATTAACAATTGGTAATGTGCCTGGAGATAAAGGAATTGAAGCAGTGAAACACGCTGTACAAACAGGTGGACAGTTGCGTATATGGCTTTATGAGCGTAATAAACGTGCAGACGGTAAACATCACGGAATGTTTGGTTATGTTGTTCCAGAATCATTTGAAATGTCATTTGATGATGAAAGTGACAAAATCGAACTATCATTAAAAGTTAAATGGAATACAGCAGAAGGTGCTGAAGATAACTTGCCGAAAGAGTGGTTTGAAGCTGCAGGTGCGCCTACAGTTGAATACGAAAAATTCGGCGAAAAAGTCGGAACATTCGAGAATCAAAAGAAAGCTAGTGTTGTATCTGATTCACACACGGAAGACCATTCTATGTAAACTAATAGATCAAGGGGGCGTAAGCTCCCTATTTTTTTATAAAAAAATTGAAAAGAGGTATATATTTTGACTGAATTTAATCCAATTACAACATTAAAAATTAATGACGGAGAAAAAGATTACGAAGTAGAAGCAAAAGTAACATTTGCATTTGACCGAAAAGCTGAAAAATTCTCAGAAGATAGCGAAGATGGGAGAAAAGGAGCAATGCCAGGATTCAATGTTATATTTAACGGTTTGCTAGAATCTAGAAACAAAGCGATTTTACAATTTTGGGAATGTGCTACTGCTTATTTAAAAAACCCACCAACTCGAGAACAATTAGAAAAAGCAATTGATGATTTCATCACTGAAAACGAGGATACTTTGCCGTTATTACAAGGGGCTTTGGACAAACTTAACAATAGTGGTTTTTTCAAGAGGGAGAGTCGCTCGTACTGGATGACATTGAACAAAGCACCGAATATGGCCAAAAGCGAGGACAAAGAAATGACGAAAGCAGGCATAGAAATGATGAAAGAGAATTACAAGGAAATCATGGGCGCAGAACCTTACACGATTACTCAAAAATAAGGCAACTGACAGCTAGATATTTAGGATATATCCCTGAACATGAATTGTTAGCACTAACACCTGCTGAATGGCGTGATTGGCTTATTGGTGGTCAGGATAGGTACCTAGATCAAAGACAATTATTAATTGAACAAGCGCAAGCTAACGGCTTAGTACAAGCTTCTAAGAGGCTAACTAGTATGATTCGTGACATTGAGAAACAACGTTACGAAATAAGAGAACCTGGTAGCTATGCTCGTGTACAAAAAGCTAGATTAGAAGAAGAAAAAAGAAGACGTGAACTCTTCAAAGAAGGTACAAGAAAATTCCTTGAATCGAAAGGAGGTTAGCCTTTGGATACTCATTTTATGGCAAAGATTATGGCCAATATTAGAGATTTCCAAAGCAACGTAAGGAAAGCTCAACGATTAGCAAAGACGTCTGTACCAAACGAAATTGAAACAGATGTAAAAGCAGATATTTCAAGATTCCAAAGAGCTTTACAACGCGCTAAATCAATGGCTCAACGATGGCGAGAGCATTCTGTTAAATTATTCATGAAAACAGATGAGTATAAAGCGAATTTAGAACGCGCTAAAGCTCAAGTAGAGCGATTTAAACAACATAAAGTAGATTTGAAACTAAGTAACACTGAATTAATGGCCAAATATAATGCAACTAAAGCTACTGTCGAAGCTTGGAGAAAACATGTTGTTAAGTTGGATTTAGATGCAAACCCCGCTAAAATGGCGGTTAAAGGGTTTAAAGAAGATTTAATAGATCTTAGCAGGCATAGTTTTGATATTGATTCCAGCAGATGGAAATTAGGAAATAAATTCACAAAAGAATTCAATGAAGTCGAAGGAGCAGTTAAACGTTCTTTCGGAAGAATTGGTCAGATTATGAGAAAAGAAGTAAATGGAACAAGTGATATTTGGGGTAAACTTAACAACTCATTGAAAGATTACGGCGAGAAAATGGACGCCTTAGCTACTAAAATCCGAACTTTCGGTACTATCTTCGCGCAACAGGTCAAAGGCTTAATGATTGCTAGTATACAAGCATTGATACCAGTGATTGCCGGATTAGTACCTGCAATAATGGCAGTACTTAATGCGGTTGGTGTATTAGGTGGTGGCGTTTTAGGTTTAGTTGGCGCATTCTCTGTCGCAGGTCTTGGAGTTGTTGGCTTTGGTGCAATGGCTATTAGCGCTCTTAAAATGGTTGAAGATGGAACATTGGCAGTAACAAAAGAAGTTCAAAACTTTAGAGATGCGAGCGATCAGTTAAAAACTACATGGCGTGATATTGTTAAAGAGAATCAAGCAAGTATCTTTAATGCGATGTCAGCAGGTATCAGAGGTGTTACAAGTGCGATGTCTCAATTAAAACCATTCTTATCTGAAGTATCTATGCTGGTTGAAGCAAACGCACGCAAGTTTGAGGATTGGGTTAAACATTCTGAAACAACTAAGAAAGCATTTGAAGCATTGAATAGCATAGGTGGCGCAATCTTCGGAGATTTATTGAACGCTGCAGGAAGATTTGGCGACGGATTAATTAACATTTTCACTCAATTAATGCCGTTGTTCAAATTTGTGTCTCAAGGACTACAGAACATGTCCATAGCTTTCCAAAATTGGGCTAATAGTGTGGCTGGTCAGAATGCTATTAAAGCGTTTATTGACTACACTACCACTAACTTACCTAAGATTGGTCAGATATTTGGCAATGTGTTCGCTGGTATTGGTAATTTAATGATTGCTTTTGCTCAAAACAGTTCTAACATTTTTGACTGGTTAGTTAAATTAACTTCTCAATTTAGAGCATGGTCAGAACAAGTAGGACAATCACAAGGATTTAAAGACTTTATCAGTTACGTTCAAGAGAATGGTCCTACTATTATGCAGTTAATCGGTAATATCGTAAAAGCGTTAGTGGCATTTGGTACTGCAATGGCTCCTATAGCTAGTAAATTACTAGATTTCGTTACTAATTTAGCTGGATTTATCGCCAAACTATTCGAAGCACACCCAGCAGTCGCTCAAATTATCGGTGTTATCGGTATTTTAGGTGGCGTATTTTGGGCTTTAATGGCTCCGATTGCAGCTGTTAGCAGTGTGTTAAGTAATGTGTTTAGTATGACTTTATTGAATGTTGTCAAAAGAATACTGGATTTAACTAGAATAACTGGGGTGGTAAGTAAAGCGTTCGGTTTATTGACTGGTGCTTTCACAAGTATTTCTTGGCCAATATTAGCAGTAGTTGCAGTCATTGGTGTATTCATTGGTATTCTTGTTTATTTATGGAAAACAAACGAGAATTTCAGAAAAACAATAACAGAAGCTTGGAACGGTATTAAAACAGCAGTTTCCGGTGCGATTCAAGGTGTAGTAGATTGGTTAACTCAATTGTGGGGCAAAATTCAATCAACATTACAGTCAATCATGCCTATATTACAAGTATTAGGACAAGTATTCATGCAAGTTTTAGGTGTTTTGGTAATAGGCATTATTACAAATGTTATGAATATCATACAAGGTTTGTGGACGTTAATTACAATTGCGTTCCAAGCCATAGGAACAGTGATATCCGTAGCTGTCCAAATCATAGTAGGTTTATTCACTGCTTTAATTCAGTTGCTTACTGGCGACTTCTCAGGTGCTTGGGAGACTATTAAAACTACGGTTACCAATGTACTTGATACGATTTGGCAATACATGCAATCAGTTTGGGAGTCAATTATCGGCTTTTTAACTGGCGTAATGAATCGAACGCTTTCAATGTTTGGTACAAGTTGGTCACAGATATGGAGTACAATCACTAATTTTGTTAGCAGTATTTGGAGCACTGTTACAAGTTGGTTCAGTCGTGTTGCTTGGAGTGTGGCTGAAAAAATGGGACAAGCATTAAACTTTATTATCACAAAAGGTTCTGAATGGGTTTCTAACATTTGGAATACAGTTACAAGTTTCGCGAGTAAAGTAGCTGATGGGTTTAAAAGAGTTGTCTCAAATGTAGGTGACGGTATGAGTGATGCACTTGGTAAGATTAAAAGTTTCTTCAGTGATTTCTTAAATGCCGGAGCGGAATTAATCGGCAAAGTAGCTGAGGGTGTAGCCAATGCTGCGCACAAAGTAGTCAGCGCGGTAGGCGATGCGATTTCATCAGCTTGGGACTCTGTAACTTCATTCGTAAGTGGACACGGTGGAGGTAGTAGCTTAGGTAAAGGTTTAGCGGTATCACAAGCAAAAGTAATTGCTACAGACTTTGGCAGTGCCTTTAATAAAGAGCTATCCTCTACTTTGACAGATAGTATAGTAAATCCTGTAAGTACTTCTATAGACAGACACATGACTAGCGATGTTCAACATAGCTTAAAAGAAAATAATAGACCTATTGTGAATGTAACGATTAGAAATGAGGGCGACCTTGATTTAATTAAATCACGCATTGATGACATGAACGCTATAGACGGAAGTTTCAACTTATTATAAGGGAGGTTTGTTAGTTGATAGCGCACGATATAGAAGTAATAAGGAATGGTTCACAGTATCGCGTCAGTGACAATCCTTTCACTTATAATCACTTGGAAGTAGTTGAATATAACGTTACAGGCGCAGGATATCATCGTAACTATTCTGATATAGAGGGTATTGATGGTAGATTTCATAATTACGCTAAAGAAGAACTTAAAAAAGTAGAGCTTAAGATAAGGTATAAAGTACCTAAAATTGCTTATGCTTCACATTTAAAGTCAGACGTCCAAGCACTATTTGCTGGACGTTTTTATTTAAGGGAATTAGCTACACCAGACAATTCAATTAAGTATGAGCATATATTAGATATACCAAAAGACAAACAAGCATTTGAGCTTGATTATGTTGATGGACGACAACTTTTTGTAGGACTAGTAAGTGAAGTTTCTTTTGACACAACACAAACATCAGGGGAATTTTCTTTGTCGTTTGAAACAACCGAACTACCATACTTTGAAAGTGTCGGTTATAGTACTGATCTTGAAAGTAATAACGACCCTGAAAAATGGTCGGTACCTGATAGATTGCCTACAAACGAAGGTGATAAGAGGCGTCAAATGACATTTTACAACACTAACTCAGGAGAAGTTTATTATAACGGTGATGTTCCTTTAACACAGTTTAATCAGTTTAATGTTGTTGAAATAGAGTTAGCTGAAGATGTTAAAGCTAATGATAAGGATGGATTCACTTTCTATACAGATAAAGGAAATATCTCAGTTATTAAGGAAGTTGATTTAAAAGCCGGAGATAAAATAATCTTCGACGGTAAACATACCTATAGAGGTTATTTAAATATAGATTCTTTTAATAAAACTTTAGAACAACCGGTTTTATATCCAGGCTGGAATCGATTCAAGTCTAATAAAGTAATGAAACAAATTACATTTAGACACAAATTATATTTTAGATAAGGAGTAGCCTATGCCAATTTTATTAAAAAGTCTACAGGGTGTAGGGCACGCTATTAATGTTAGTACAAAGGTAAGTAAAAAGCTAAATGAAGATAGTTCTTTGGATCTAACTATTATCGAGAACGCGAGTACGTTTGACGCAATAGGTGCTATAACTAAAATGTGGACGATCACTCATGTTGAAGGTGAAGATGATTTCAACGAATATGTAATTGTCATACTTGATAAGTCTACTATTGGCGAAAAAATAAGGCTTGATATCAAAGCTAGGCAAAAAGAACTTGATGACCTTAACAATTCTAGGATTTACCAAGAGTATAACGAAAGTTTTACAGGCGTTGAGTTCTTCAATACTGTCTTTAAAGGAACGGGTTATAAGTATGTATTACATCCAAAAGTAGATGCATCTAAATTCGAGGGATTAGGCAAAGGAGATACACGATTAGAAATCTTTAAAAAAGGACTTGAGCGTTATCATCTCGAATATGAATACGATGCAAAGACTAAAACGTTTCATTTGTATGATGAATTATCTAAGTTTGCCAATTATTACATTAAAGCTGGTGTGAATGCTGATAACGTCAAAATACAAGAAGATGCATCTAAATGTTATACCTTTATTAAAGGTTATGGTGATTTTGATGGACAACAGACTTTTGCAGAAGCGGGACTACAAATTGAATTCACTCATCCATTAGCACAATTGATAGGTAAAAGAGAAGCGCCACCGCTTGTTGATGGACGTATTAAAAAAGAAGATAGTTTAAAAAAAGCAATGGAGTTATTGATAAAGAAAAGTGTCACTGCTTCTATTTCCTTAGACTTTGTAGCGTTACGTGAACATTTCCCAGAAGCTAACCCTAAAATAGGTGATGTTGTTAGAGTGGTGGATTCTGCCATAGGATATAACGACTTAGTGAGAATAGTCGAAATCACTACACATAGAGATGCGTACAATAATATCACTAAGCAAGATGTAGTATTAGGAGACTTTACAAGGCGTAATCGTTATAACAAAGCAGTTCATGATGCTGCAAATTATGTTAAAAGCGTAAAATCTACAAAATCCGACCCATCTAAAGAACTAAAAGCATTAAACGCAAAAGTTAACGCAAGTTTATCTATAAATAATGAATTGGTTAAGCAGAATGAAAAAATAAACGCTAAAGTCGATAAGATGAATACTAAAACAGTTACAACTGCTAATGGTACGATCATGTACGACTTTACTAGTCAATCAAGTATAAGAAACATCAAATCAATTGGAACGATTGGCGACTCTGTAGCTAGAGGGTCGCACGCAAAAACTAATTTCACAGAAATGTTAGGCAAGAAATTGAAAGCTAAAACGACTAATCTTGCAAGAGGTGGCGCAACAATGGCAACAGTTCCAATAGGTAAAGAAGCGGTAGAAAACAGCATTTATAGACAAGCAGAGCAAATAAGAGGAGACCTAATCATATTACAAGGCACTGATGATGATTGGTTACACGGTTATTGGGCAGGCGTACCGATAGGCACTGATAAAACGGATACAAAAACGTTTTACGGTGCCTTTTGTTCTGCAATTGAAGTTATTAGAAAGAATAATCCAGATTCAAAAATACTAGTGATGACAGCTACAAGACAATGCCCTATGAGTGGTACAACAATACGCCGTAAAGACACGGACAAAAACAAACTAGGGTTAACACTTGAGGACTATGTAAACGCTCAAATATTAGCTTGTAGTGAGTTAGATGTACCAGTGTTTGACGCATATCACACAGATTACTTTAAGCCATACAATCCAGCTTTTAGGAAAGCGAGCATGGAGGACGGCTTACACCCTAACGAAAAAGGTCACGAGGTTATTATGTACGAGTTAATCAAGGATTATTACAGTTTTTACGACTAAAGGAGGCAACCAATGGCTTACGGATTAATTACAAGTTTACATTCAATGACAGGTCGGAAAATAGTTGCTCAACATGAGTATAACTATCGCTTGTTAGATGAAGGTATGAGCAAACTTGAGAAAATGTTTATATACCATCAAAAAGAAGAAATATACGCACACTCAGCGAAACAAATTAAATACTTGAATGACAGTGTTGAAGATTATTTAACGTATTTAAATGGCCGTTTTAGCAATATGATTCTAGGCCATAACGGCGACGGTATCAATGAAGTAAAAGACGCGCGTATTGATAATACAGGTTATGGTCATAAGACATTGCAAGATCGTTTGTATCATGATTATTCAACACTAGATGCTTTCACTAAAAAGGTTGAGAAAGCTGTAGATGAACACTATAAAGAATATCGAGCGACAGAATACCGATTCGAACCAAAAGAGCAAGAACCGGAATTTATCACTGATTTATCGCCATATACAAATGCAGTAATGCAATCATTTTGGGTAGACCCTAGAACGAAAATTATTTATATGACGCAAGCTCGTCCAGGTAATCATTACATGTTATCTAGATTGAAGCCCAACGGACAATTTATTGATAGATTGCTTGTTAAAAACGGCGGTCACGGTACACACAATGCGTATAGATACATTGATGGAGAATTATGGATTTATTCAGCTGTATTGGACAGTAACAAAAACAACAAGTTTGTACGTTTCCAATATAGAACTGGAGAAATAACTTATGGTAATGAAATGCAAGATGTCATGCCGAATATATTTAACGACAGATATACGTCAGCGATTTATAATCCGGTAGAAAATTTAATGATTTTTAGACGTGAATATAAACCCACTGAAAGACAACTTAAGAATTCGTTGAACTTTGTTGAGGTTAGAAGTGCTGACGATATTGATAAAGGTATAGACAAAGTATTGTATCAAATGGATATACCTATGGAATACACTTCAGATACACAACCTATGCAAGGTATCACTTATGATGCAGGTATCTTATATTGGTATACAGGTGATTCGAATACAGCCAACCCTAACTACTTACAAGGTTTCGATATAAAAACAAAAGAATTGTTATTTAAACGACGTATCGATATTGGCGGTGTGAATAATAACTTTAAAGGAGACTTCCAAGAAGCTGAGGGTCTAGATATGTATTACGATCTAGAAACAGGACGCAAAGCGCTTTTAATAGGGGTAACTATTGGACCTGGTAACAACAGACATCACTCAATTTATTCCATCGGCCAAAGAGGTGTTAACCAATTCTTAAAAAACATTGCACCTCAAGTATCGATGACTGATTCAGGCGGACGTGTTAAACCGTTACCAATACAGAACCCAGCATATCTAAGTGATATTACGGAAGTTGGTCATTACTATATCTATACGCAAGACACACAAAATGCGTTAGATTTCCCGTTACCGAAAGCGTTTAGAGATGCAGGTTGGTTCTTTGATGTACTGCCTGGACACTATAATGGTGCTCTAAGACAAGTACTTACCAGAAACAGCACAGGTAGAAATATGCTTAAATTCGAACGTGTCATTGACATTTTCAATAAGAAAAACAACGGAGCATGGAATTTCTGTCCGCAAAACGCCGGTTATTGGGAACATATCCCTAAGAATATTACAAAATTATCAGATTTAAAAATCGTTGGTTTAGATTTCTATATCACTACTGAAGAATCAAAACGATTTACTGATTTTCCTAAAGACTTTAAAGGTATTGCAGGTTGGATATTAGAAGTAAAATCGAATACACCGGGTAACACAACACAAGTATTAAGACGTAATAACTTCCCGTCTGCACATCAATTTTTAGTTAGAAACTTTGGTACTGGTGGCGTTGGTAAATGGAGTTTATTCGAGGGAAAGGTGGTTGAATAATGATAGTAGATAATTTTTCGAAAGACGATAACTTAATCGAGTTACAAACAACATCACAATATAATCCAATTATTGACACAAACATCAGTTTCTATGAATCAGATAGAGGAACTGGTGTTTTAAATTTTGCAGTAACTAAGAATAACAGACCGTTATCTATAAGTTCTGAACATGTTAAGACATCTATCGTGTTAAAAACCGATGATTATAACGTAGATAGAGGCGCTTATATTTCAGACGAATTAACGATAGTAGACGCAATTAATGGGCGTTTGCAGTATGTGATACCGAATGAATTTTTAAAACATTCAGGCAAGGTGCATGCTCAGGCATTCTTTACACAAAACGGGAGTAATAATGTTGTTGTTGAACGTCAATTTAGCTTCAATATTGAAAATGATTTAGTTAGTGGGTTTGATGGTATAACAAAGATTGTTTATATCAAATCTATTCAAGATACTATCGAAGCTGTCGGTAAAGACTTTAACCAATTAAAGCAAAATATGGCTGATACACAAACGTTAATAGCAAAAGTGAATGATAGTGCGACAAAAGGCATTCAACAAATCGAAATCAAGCAAAACGAAGCTATACAAGCTATTACTGCGACGCAAACTAGTGCAACACAAGCTGTTACAGCTGAAGTCGATAAAATAGTTGAAAAAGAGCAAGCGATTTTTGAACGTGTTAACGAAGTTGAACAACAAATCAATGGCGCTGACCTTGTTAAAGGTAATTCAACAACAAATTGGCAAAAGTCTAAACTTACAGATGATTACGGTAAAGCAATTGAATCGTATGAGCAGTCCATAGATAGCGTTTTAAGCGCAGTTAACACATCTAGGATTATTCATATTACTAATGCAACAGATGCGCCAGAAAAGACGGATATAGGCACGTTAGAGAAGCCTGGACAAGATGGTGTTGATGACGGTTCTTCGTTCGATGAATCAACTTATACATCAAGCAAATCTGGTGTGTTAGTTGTTTATGTTGTTGATAATAATACTGCTCGTGCAACATGGTACCCAGACGATTCAAACGATGAGTACACAAAATACAAAATCTACGGCACATGGTACCCGTTTTATAAAAAGAATGATGGAAACTTAACTAAGCAATTTGTTGAAGAAACGTCTAACAACGCTTTAAATCAAGCTAAGCAGTATGTAGATGATAAATTCGGAACAACGAGCTGGCAACAACATAAGATGACAGAGGCGAATGGTCAATCAATTCAAGTTAACTTAAATAATGCGCAAGGCGATTTGGGATATTTAACTGCTGGTAATTACTATGCAACAAGAGTGCCGGATTTACCAGGTAGCGTTGAAAGTTATGAGGGTTATTTATCGGTATTCGTTAAAGATGATACAAACAAGCTATTTAACTTCACACCTTATAACTCTAAAAAGATTTACACACGATCAATCACAAACGGCAGACTTGAGCAACAGTGGACAGTTCCTAATGAACATAAATCAACGGTATTGTTCGACGGTGGCGCAAATGGTGTAGGTACAACAATCAATCTAACTGAACCGTACACAAACTATTCTATTTTGTTGGTAAGTGGAACTTATCCAGGTGGCGTTATTGAGGGATTCGGACTTACCGCATTACCTAACGCGATTCAATTGAGTAAAGCGAATGTAGTTGACTCAGACGGCAACGGTGGCGGTATTTATGAGTGCTTACTATCCAAAACAAGTAGCACTACTTTAAGAATAGATAACGATGTGTACTTTGATTTAGGTAAAACATCAGGTTCTGGAGCGAATGCCAACAAAGTTACTATAACTAAAATTATGGGGTGGAAATAATGAAAATCACAGTAAACGATAAAAACGAAGTTATCGGATTCGTTAATACTGGCGGTTTACGCAATAGTTTAGATGTAGATGATAACAATGTGCCTATTAAATTTAAAGAAGAGTTCGAACCTAGAAAGTTTGTTTTCACTAACGGCGAAATTAAATACAATAGCAATTTCGAAAAAGAAGACGTACCGAATGCATCAAACCAACAAAGTGCGTCAGATTTAAGTGATGAGGAACTTCGCGGAATGGTTGCAAGTATGCAAATGCAGATGACGCAAGTGAACATGTTGACAATGCAATTGACGCAACAAAACGCTATGTTAACACAACAGTTGACCGAACTGAAAACTAACAAAACAAATACTGAGGGGGACGTTTAAATGATGAAGATGATTTATCCAACTTTTAAAGACATTAAAACTTTTTATGTGTGGGGTTGCTATAAAAATGAGCAAATTAAGTGGTACGTAGACATGGGTGTAATCGACAAAGAAGAATATGCATTGATCACTGGTGAAAAATATCCAGAGGCAAAAGATGAAAAGTCACAGGTGTAATGCTTGAGGTTTTTTAATTTAACACAAAGTAGGTGGCGTAATGTTTGGATTTACCAAACGGCACGAACATGAATGGCGAATTAGAAGATTAGAAGAGAATGATAAAACAATGCTTAGCACTCTCAATGAGATTAAATTAGGTCAAAAAACTCAAGAGCAAGTTAACATTAAATTAGATAAAACTTTAGATGCTATCCAGAGGGAAAGACAGATAGACGAAAAAAATAAGAAAGAAAACGACAAAAATATACGCGATATGAAAATGTGGATTCTCGGTTTGATAGGGACTATCTTCAGTACGATTGTCATAGCTTTACTAAGAACTATTTTTGGTATTTAAAGGAGGTGATTACCATGCTTAAAGGGATTTTAGGATATAGCTTCTGGGCGTGCTTCTGGTTTGGTAAATGTAAATAACAGTTAAGAGTCAGTGCTTCGGCACTGGCTTTTTATTTTGATTGAAATGAGGTGCATACATGGGATTACCTAACCCAAAGACTAGAAAGCCTACAGCTAGTGAAGTGGTGGAGTGGGCAAAGTCGAATATTGGTAAGAGGATTAATATAGATAATTATCGGGGCAGTCAATGTTGGGATACACCTAACTTTATTTTTAAAAGATATTGGGGTTTTGTAACATGGGGCAATGCTAAGGATATGGCTAATTACAGATATCCTAAGGGTTTCCGATTCTATCGTTATTCATCTGGATTTGTACCGGAACCTGGAGACATCGCAGTTTGGCACCCTGGCAACGGAATAGGTTCGGACGGACACACCGCAATAGTAGTAGGACCATCTAATAAAAGTTATTTTTATAGCGTTGACCAAAACTGGGTTAATTCTAATAGTTGGACAGGTTCTCCGGGAAGTTTAGTAAGACACCCTTATGTAAGTGTTACAGGCTTTGTCAGACCTCCATATTCAAAAGATACTAGCAAACCTAGTAGTACTGATACAAGTTCAGCATCAAAAGCCAATGACTCAACAATTACTGGCGAAGCGAAGAAACCGCAATTTAAAGAAGTTAAAACAGTAAAATACACTGCTTACAGCAATGTTTTAGATAAAGAAGAGCACTTCATTGATCATATAGTTGTAATGGGTGATGAACGCTCAGATATTCAAGGATTATATATAAAAGAATCAATGCATATGCGTTCTGTAGACGAACTGTATACGCAAAGAAATAAGTTTATAAGCGATTATGAAATACCGCATTTATATGTCGATAGAGAGGCTACATGGCTTGCTAGACCAACCAATTTTGATGACCCGCGTCACCCTAATTGGCTAGTTATTGAAGTATGTGGTGGTCAAACAGATAGCAAACGACAATTCTTATTGAATCAAATACAAGCGTTAATACGTGGTGTTTGGTTATTGTCAGGGATTGATAAAAACTTATCTGAAACGACGTTAAAGGTAGACCCTAATATTTGGCGTAGTATGAAAGATTTAATTAATTACGACTTGATTAAGCAAGGTATACCGGATAACGCAAAGTATGAGCAAGTTAAAAAGAAAATGCTTGAGACATACATTAAACGAGATATATTGACACGAGAAAATATAAAAGAAGTAACGACAAAAACAACAATAAGAATTAGTGATAAAACATCAGTTGACAGTGCGTCCACACGAGGCCCTACTCCATCAGACGAAAAACCAAGCATCGTTACTGAAACAAGTCCATTCACATTCCAGCAAGCACTGGATAGACAAATGTCTAGGGGTAACCCGAAAAAATCTCATACATGGGGCTGGGCTAATGCAACACGAGCACAAACGAGCTCGGCAATGAATGTTAAGCGAATATGGGAAAGTAACACGCAATGCTATCAAATGCTTAATTTAGGCAAGTATCAAGGCATTTCAGTTAGTGCGCTTAACAAAATACTTAAAGGAAAAGGAACGCTCGACGGACAAGGCAAAGCATTCGCGGAAGCTTGTAAGAAAAACAACATTAACGAAATTTATTTGATCGCGCACGCTTTCTTAGAAAGTGGATACGGAACAAGTAACTTCGCTAATGGTAGATACGGTGCATATAATTACTTCGGTATTGGTGCATTCGACAACGACCCTGATTATGCAATGACGTTTGCTAAAAATAAAGGTTGGACATCTCCAGCAAAAGCAATCATGGGCGGTGCTAGCTTCGTAAGAAAGGATTACATCAATAAAGGTCAAAACACATTGTACCGAATTAGATGGAATCCTAAGAATCCAGCTACCCACCAATACGCTACTGCTATAGAGTGGTGCCAACATCAAGCAAGTACAATCGCTAAGTTATATAAACAAATCGGCTTAAAAGGTATCTACTTCACAAGGGATAAATATAAATAAAGAGGTGTGTAAATGTACAAAATAAAAGATGTTGAAACGAGAATAAAAAATGATGGTGTTGACTTAGGTGACATTGGCTGTCGATTTTACACTGAAGATGAAAATACAGCATCTATAAGAATAGGTATCAATGACAAACAAGGTCGTATCGATCTAAAAGCACATGGCTTAACACCTAGATTACATTTGTTTATGGAAGATGGCTCTATATTCAAAAATGAGCCCCTTATTATCGACGATGTTGTAAAAGGATTCATTACCTACAAGATACCTAAAAAGGTTATCAAACACGCTGGTTATGTTCGTTGTAAGCTGTTTTTAGAGAAAGAAGAAGAAAAAATACATGTCGCGAACTTTTCTTTCAATATCGTTGATAGTGGTATTGAATCTGCTGTAGCAAAAGAAATCGATGTTAAATTGGTAGATGATGCTATTACGAGAATCTTAAAAGATAACGCGACAGATTTATTGAGCAAAGACTTTAAAGAGAAAATAGATAAAGATGTCATTTCTTACATCGAAAAGAATGAAAGTAGATTTAAAGGTGCGAAAGGTGATAAAGGCGAACCGGGACAACCTGGTGCAAAAGGTGAAGCAGGTAAAAAAGGAGAACAAGGCGCACCCGGTAAAAACGGTACTGTAGTATCAATCAATCCTGACACTAAAATGTGGCAAATTGATGGTAAAGATACAGATATCAAAGCAGAACCTGAGTTATTGGACAAAATCAATATCGCAAATGTTGAAGGGTTAGAAGATAAATTGCAAGAAGTTGAAAAAATCAAAGATACAACTCTCAACGACTCTAAAACGTATACGGATACAAAAATTGCTGAACTAGTTGATAGCGCGCCTGAATCTATGAACACATTAAGAGAATTAGCAGAAGCAATACAAAACAACTCTATTTCAGAAAGTGTATTGCAACAGACTGGCTCAAAAGTTAGTACAGAAGATTTTGAGGAATTCAAACAAACACTAAATGATTTATATGCTCCAAAAAATCATAATCATGACGAGCGGTATGTTTTGTCATCTCAAGCTTTTACTAAACAACAAGCGGATAGTTTATATCAACTAAAAAGCGCATCTCAACCGACGGTTAAAATTTGGACAGGAACAGAAAATGAATATAACTATATATATCAAAAAGACCCTAATACACTTTACTTAATTAAGGGGTGATTTTTATGGAAGGTAATTTTAAAAATGTAAAGAAACTTATTTACGAAGGCGAAGAATATACAAAAGTATATGCTGGAAATATCCAAGTATGGAAAAAGCCTTCATCTTTTGTAATAAAACCCTTACCTAAAAATAAATATCCGGATAGCATAGAAGAATCAACAGCAAAATGGACAATAAATGGAGTTGAACCTAATAAAAGTTATCAGGTGACAATAGAAAATGTACGTAGCGGTATAATGAGGGTTTCGCAAACTAATTTAGGTTCAAGTGATTTAGGAATATCAGGAGTCAATAGCGGAGTTGCAAGTAAAAATATCAACTTTAGTAATCCTTCAGGGATGTTGTATGTCACTATAAGTGATGTTTATTCAGGATCTCCGACATTGACCATTGAATAATTTTAAACGACTAATTTTTAGTCGTTTTTTTATTTTGGAAAAAAGGAGCAAACAAATGGATGCAAAAGTAATAACAAGATACATCGTATTGATCTTAGCATTAGTAAATCAATTCTTAGCGAATAAAGGTATAAGTCCGATACCAGTAGATGAAGAAAGTGTTTCATCGATTATCTTAACAGTTGTTGCTTTATATACTACATATAAAGATAATCCAACATCTCAAGAAGGGAAATGGGCGAATCAAAAATTAAAGAAATATAAAGCTGAAAGTAAATATAGAAAAGCAACAGGACAAGCACCTATTAAAGAAGTAATGACACCTACGAATATGAACGACACAAATGATTTAGGGTAGGTGGTTGATATATGTTAATGACAAAAAATCAAGCAGAAAAATGGTTTGACAATTCATTAGGGAAACAATTCAACCCAGATGGTTGGTATGGATTTCAGTGTTATGATTACGCCAATATGTTCTTTATGTTAGCGACAGGCGAAAGGCTGCAAGGTTTATATGCTTATAATATCCCGTTTGATAATAAAGCAAAGATTGAAAAATATGGTCAAATAATTAAAAACTATGACAGCTTTTTACCGCAAAAGTTGGATATTGTCGTTTTCCCGTCAAAGTATGGTGGCGGAGCTGGACACGTTGAAATTGTTGAGAGCGCAAATTTAAATACTTTCACATCATTTGGTCAAAACTGGAACGGTAAAGGTTGGACTAATGGCGTTGCGCAACCTGGTTGGGGTCCTGAAACTGTGACAAGACATGTTCATTATTATGACAATCCAATGTATTTTATTAGGTTAAACTTCCCTAACAACTTAAGCGTTGGCAATAAAGCTAAAGGTATTATTAAGCAAGCGACTACAAAAAAAGAGGCAGTAATTAAACCTAAAAAAATTATGCTTGTAGCCGGTCATGGTTATAACGATCCTGGAGCAGTAGGAAACGGAACAAACGAACGCGATTTTATACGTAAATATATAACGCCTAATATCGCTAAGTATTTAAGACATGCAGGACATGAAGTTGCATTATACGGTGGCTCAAGTCAATCACAAGATATGTATCAAGATACTGCATACGGTGTTAATGTAGGCAATAAAAAAGATTATGGCTTATATTGGGTTAAATCACAGGGGTATGACATTGTTCTAGAAATACATTTAGACGCAGCAGGAGAAAGCGCAAGTGGTGGGCATGTTATTATCTCAAGTCAATTCAATGCAGATACTATTGATAAAAGTATACAAGATGTTATTAAAAATAACTTAGGACAAATAAGAGGTGTGACACCTCGTAATGATTTACTAAATGTTAATGTATCAGCAGAAATAAATATAAATTATCGTTTATCTGAATTAGGTTTTATTACTAATAAAAATGATATGGATTGGATTAAGAAAAACTATGACTTGTATTCTAAATTAATAGCCGGTGCGATTCATGGTAAGCCTATAGGTGGTTTGGTAGCTGGTAATGTTAAAACATCAGCTAAAAACAAAAAAAATCCACCAGTGCCAGCAGGTTATACACTCGATAAGAATAATGTCCCTTATAAAAAAGAACAAGGCAATTACACAGTAGCTAATGTTAAAGGTAATAATGTAAGAGACGGTTATTCAACTAATTCAAGAATTACAGGGGTATTACCCAACAACACAACAATTACGTATGACGGTGCATATTGTATTAATGGTTATAGATGGATTACTTATATTGCTAATAGTGGACAACGTCGTTATATAGCGACAGGAGAGGTAGACAAGGCAGGTAATAGAATAAGTAGTTTTGGTAAGTTTAGCACGATTTAGTATTTACTTAGAATAAAAATTTTGCTACATTAATTATAGGGAATCTTACAGTTATTAAATAACTATTTGGATGGATGTTAATATTCCTATACACTTTTTAACATTTCTCTCAAGATTTAAATGTAGATAACAGGCAGGTACTTCGGTACTTGCCTATTTTTTTATGTTATAGCTAGCCTTCGGGCTAGTTTTTTGTTATGATGTGTTACACATGCATCAACTATTTACATCTATCCTTGTTCACCCAAGCATGTCACTGGATGTTTTTTCTTGCGATAGAGAGCATAGTTTTCATACTACTCCCCGTAGTATATATGACTTTAGCATTCCCGTATAACAGTTTACGGGGTGCTTTTATGTTATAATTGCTTTTATATAGTAGGAGTGAACTATATAGCCGGGCAGAGGCCATGTATCTGACTGTTGGTCCCACAGGAGACATCTTCCTTGTCATCACTCGATACATATATCTTAACAACATAGAAATGTTACATTCGCTATAACCGTATCTTAATCGATACGGTTATATTTATTCCCCTACAACCAACAAAACCACAGATCCTATTAATTTAGGATTGTGGTTATTTTTTGCGTTTTTTTGGGGCAAAAAAAGGGCAGATTATTTGAAAAAGGGCAAACGCTTGTGGAAAAGCTAAAAGGTTAAAAATGACAAAAACCTTGATACAACAGTGTTTTTGGACGCTCGTGTACGTTAGAGAATGACCGGTTTACCATCATACAAGGATGGGATTAACTTGTGTTAAAAAGCCTTTAATATCAGTTGTTACAAAGGATTTGTAGCGTCTTTAAAAATAAAAAAGGGCAGAAAAAGGGCAGATACCTTTTAGTACACAAGTTTTTCTAATTTTTGCTCTAACTCTCTGTCCATTTTCTCTGTTACATGTGTATACACCTTTATAGTCGTTTTTTCATCTCTATGTCCTACTCTTTTCATAATTGCTTTTAACGATATATTCATTTCCGCCAATAAACTTATGTGTGTATGCCTTAGTGTGTGAGTAGTAACTTTTTTATTTATATTTAATGATTCTGCAGCTGAGGACAATCGTTTGTTTATCCTACTGCCTTGCATAGGATTTCCTTGGCAAGTTGTGAATATAAACCCTCTATCAACATAGCTTGGTTCCCATTGTTGCATCTTTTTATTTTCTAACATTATTTTTTTCAATACATTTGCTATCCTTGAATTGATGGCGATTTTTCTTTTTGAACCTGCGGTCTTCGTAGTATCTTTGTGACCAAATCCAGCATTACATTTGATTCTGTGAATAGTGCCATTAATAGCGATCGTTTTATTTTTGAGGTCAACATCTTTAACTTGGAGAGCTAATAACTCACCTATGCGCATACCTGTTAAAGCTTGAACTTCTACAGCCCCAGCAACTAAAATACGAGCTCTATACTGCATGTTATTATCGTTCAGTATAAAATCGCGTATCTGTATTACCTGTTCCATCTCTAAATAGTTGTACATTTTCGCTTCTTCTTTTTCTATATCTTCTATCGTCTTACTCTTCTTTGGTAGTGTGACGCTATTTAATATGTGTTCGTTTGGATAATTGTAAAATTTAACGGCGTATTTAATAGCTTCTTTCATATGTCCAAGTTGACGCTTTACCTGATTTGCAGAATATACGTTTGATAATTCGTTAATAAATGTTTGCATGTACTTTGTATCAATTTTGTTTAAAAGTAAATTTTGAGAACTGTTCTTTTTGATGTTTTTGATTCTTGTTTTCAAATTATCAAGCGTCGTTACTTTAAAGCCAGATGTTTTTATATGATATTCAAGCCATTCATCTAATAACGCGTGAAAAGTCAAAGTTTTTAATTCGCTTGACGACTTGTTGTTTAGTTTTTCTTTTATTTTTTCTTCTAAACGAAACATTGCCTCTTTTTGCGATTGCTTTGTATTCTTATTCAAGACAACACTTACACGTTTCCATTTATCTGTATACGGATCTTTGTATTTCTCGTAGTATCTATACTTCGTTTCATTGTTCTTATTTTTAAATTTTTCAAACCACATTTTACATCCCTCCTCAAAATTGGCAAAAAATAATAAGGGTAGGCGGGCTACCCGTGATTTTAGTACTAGGTACTAAATGTGATATAATAAAATAAAAAGTAGGTGATGAAATGTGTGTAAAATTTACTGACGCAGAAATAGCTTATATAAAAGAATCAGTTGAAAATTATAGTAGTGAATTTGATATTTATGACGATGAACAAGAACTTAAATTAAAAATTTATGAACAAATTATGTTAAAAATCAAATCTGAATACAAGGATACCTATTTATTCCGTCTTATTAATTGATTTGGTATATTCTCTTAATATTTTTCCGTTTTCTTGCTTTCCCCTTTCTTATCGCCGTCGTTGCTACCGCATGCACTTAATATTAATGCGCTCGCTAATAATAAACTTAATAATCTTTTCATGTTTTATACCCCTTTATTTGCAATTTGTTTTAATAAATTTATGATTTCATTGTTTTGTTCTATGATTTTGTTTTCATTTTTAAGATGTTCGTCTAACATCTCTATTAAGACGAAATTTTGATTTATCATTTCGTAAGTAAACATCTGACCTGCGTTGTTAGGATTAGAAAACGAACTACTGAAACGTGTTGAAAAGCTGTCTATAAATTGACCAACTTTATTTTTTAACAACATATCTTTACCGCTCTCAGACATTGTATTTAGTTCGCGTTTATTTAAAGTTTTTTCGATAATTTTGTATTTTGTTTCCTGATTTCTTTCGATTTCTTCTACTTCAAAAGGAATATTGTTATTAAATTTTTCGATAATATCACGTTTTTCAGAAATTGACATACGATCAAATACTTGTTTTTGACCTTTATTTAACTTCCCTCGAATTTTTCCGGCAGTCCAAGACTCTTTAACTGTTAACTTATCATTAGGAACTTGATTCATCTTTTATACGACTCCTTTTCTCATATTTCTTTATATTTAAAAACTCTCAACGGCTCAAATGTAATCGAATACTCGCCATAGTGAGTTCCAATACCGTATATCTTCTTATATTGTTCTATTGCCTCCAATATGTATTCTTCGCTTAATTGTAGATACTCAGACAACTCATACAAGTTACGTACGCCATAATTGTAAGCTTCTACAATTTCACGTATCGGTACAGCTGAAGTAAAACCATGTCTACGTGCATAATTTTCGAACTTGCGATTGTTGAATTTCGAGTAATCAGCTATATCACCGTATGTAAGTTTATTATGTGCTAATTCTTCGAAGAGAATTCCTGCCTTTTCTGTATCTGATAAACCACGCTTTATTAAAATTAGATCTCCTAACCATACCCCGTCTAAATTATCTGGAAGTACATCAGCCTCTCTTACTTCAATATAATCATGTTGTATTAAAGTTTCTTCATATAATCCCATCTGATACATCCTTTACTTACGTTTACTTCTTATATAATCTGCATAATCTAAAACTCTTTGCCATTCATCATCTGTCAATTCTCCTTCAAGGTGAGCTGCTCGATGTTGTACTTCGTTTTCTGTTTGTCTATTTTTTAATAGTAAATATTCTGGGGTAACTTTCAATGCATTGGCAATTTCAGCTATATCCTCCATAGGTATTTTTCCGCTACCGTTTTCATATCGGGATAAGGTAGATTTATTGACACCTATCTTAGTTGCAAAATCAGTTAAATTCACATTATTCTCTTTTCGTAGTTGTTTGATTAATTTACCTATTTCTGCTGAAGTTCTCATTTCAAATTTACCTCCGTTTTATTTATAATAGTATAATAACACTTTTCCATATAGGAAACAACTAGCATTTTAAAAGAGTAAAAAATATTTTTCGAGATTTTTGTTGACAATTAGGAAACTTGAGTTTAATATTGAGTTAACTTCAAAAAACGGAGGTGAGCAAATGTATGAGTTCAACGTCAAAAGAATGAAAGCTGAACGCATTGCTAAAGGCATTTCGATTTCTGATATGGCAAAAAAATTAGGAATGACACCAGGAACTTATTCAAAAAAAGAAAACGGACACATTAGAATTAATGTTGACGATTTAGCAAAAGTAATTGAAGTTTTAGAATTGCCACAAGATAAGTGCGGTATTTTTTTTACTTATAGAGTTTCCGAAATGTCAACAGAACAAAAACAAACATCTTAATAGGAGGAAAACAAATGCAAGACTTAAAAAAGATTCATGAAATAGCAGTAAAAATCATCGAACTAGCAGAAAAAGAAAAATGGAGCGAAGAGGAATTACTAACGACAATAGACCTCTTACATCTCCAAAATAAAAATACATTGTCTTTAACTGTTGATGGTAAAAAAATTATTTAGGATTTTTTGTATTCATATCAACATCAAAAGTTAAAGGGTTTTCATCAACCAAAATTAATAGGTGACTTGAACGTATATCAATATTATTGCCGTTAACGTGGATTGTTACGACCAAACCATTTTCGTAAGCTAATCGAACACCTTTGCTACCATCTACAAATTCACATGGTGTTTCTTCAAACTTACCGGCATTTCTAACATTGATACTAAAGTTATAGTTAGTTTTCAATCTTATCACCACCCACCATCGCAGTAGCGATAAATAAATTATACACGAAAGGAGCATAAACATTATGCAAGCATTACAAACAAAATCGAACATCGGCGAAATGTTCAACATACAAGAAAAAGAAAATGGAGAAATCGCAATCAGCGGTCGAGAACTTCATCAAGCATTAGAAGTTAAGACAAGATATAACGATTGGTTTGAAAGAATGATTAATTATGGCTTTGAAGAAAAAATTGATTATACAGCTCTTACTCAAAAAAGAGTAACAGCTCAAGGTAACGCTATTAATTATTTAGACCACGCACTAACACTAGACACTGCAAAAGAAATCGCAATGATTCAACGTAGTGAACCCGGTAAACGTGCAAGACAATATTTCATCCAAGTTGAAAAAGCATGGAACAGCCCAGAAATGATTATGCAACGTGCTTTAAAAATTGCTAACAACACAATCAATCAATTAGAAACAAAGATTGAACGTGACAAACCAAAAATTGTATTTGCAGATGCAGTAGCTACTACTAAGACATCAATTTTAGTTGGAGAGTTAGCAAAGATCATTAAACAAAACGGTATAAACATCGGGCAACGCAGATTGTTTGAGTGGTTACGTCAAAACGGATTCCTTATTAAACGCAAGGGTGTGGATTATAACATGCCTACACAGTATTCAATGGAACGTGAGTTATTCGAAATTAAAGAAACATCAATCACACATTCGGACGGTCACACATCAATTAGTAAGACGCCAAAAGTAACAGGTAAAGGACAACAATACTTTGTTAACAAGTTTTTAGGAGAAAAACAAACAACTTAATAGGAGGAATTACAAATGAACGCACTATACAAAACAACCCTCCTCATCACAATGGCAGTTGTGACGTGGAAGGTTTGGAAGATTGAGAAGCACACTAGAAAACCTGTGATTAGTAGCAGGGCGTTGAGTGACTATCTAAACAACAAATCTTTAACCATACCGAAAGATGCTGAAAATTCTACTGAATCTGCTCGTCGCCTTTTGAAGTTCGCCGAACAAACTATTAGCAAATAACAACATTATACACGAAAGGAAAGATAGAAATGCCAAAAATCATAGTACCACCAACACCAGAAAACACATATAGAGGCGAAGAAAAATTTGTGAAAAAGTTATACGCAACACCTACACAAATCCATCAATTGTTTGGAGTATGTAGAAGTACAGTATACAACTGGTTGAAATATTACCGCAAAGATAATTTAGGTGTAGAAAATTTATACATTGATTATTCACCAACAGGCACTCTGATTAATATTTCTAAATTGGAAGAGTATTTGATCAGAAAGCATAAAAAATGGTATTAGGAGGATATTAAATGAGCAACATTTATAAAAGCTACCTAGTAGCAGTATTATGCTTCACAGTCTTAGCGATTGTACTTATGCCGTTTCTATACTTCACTACAGCATGGTCAATTGCGGGATTCGCAAGTATCGCAACATTCATGTACTACAAAGAATGCTTTTTCAAAGAATAAAAAAACTGCTACTTGTTGGAGCAAGTAACAGTATCAAACACTTAAGAAAAAATTCATGTTCAATATAAAACGAAAAACGGAGGAAGTCAAGATGTATTACGAAATAGGCGAAATCATACGCAAAAATATTCATGTTAACGGATTCGATTTTAAGCTATTCATTTTAAAAGGTCATATGGGCATATCAATACAAGTTAAAGATATGAACAACGTACCAATTAAACATGCTTATGTCGTAGATGAGAATGACTTAGATATGGCATCAGACTTATTTAACCAAGCAATAGATGAATGGATTGAAGAGAACACAGACGAACAGGACAGACTAATTAACTTAGTCATGAAATGGTAGGAGGTCGCTATGAAGCAGACTGTAACTTATATCATTCGTCATAGGGATATGCCAATTTATATAACTAACAAACCAACTGATAACAATTCAGATATTAGTTACTCCACAAATAGAAATAGAGCTAGGGAGTTTAACGGTATGGAAGAAGCGAGTATCAATATGGATTATCACAAAGCAATCAAGAAAACAGTGACAGAAACTATTGAGTACGAGGAGGTAGAACATGACTGAGGAAAAACAAGAACCACAAGAAAAAGTAAGCATACTCAAAAAACTAAAGATAAATAATATCGCTGAGAAAAATAAAAGGAAATTCTATAAATTTGCAGTATACGGAAAAATTGGCTCAGGAAAAACCACGTTTGCTACAAGAGATAAAGACGCTTTCGTCATTGACATTAACGAAGGTGGAACAACGGTTACTGACGAAGGATCAGACGTAGAAATCGAGAACTATCAACACTTTGTTTATGTTGTAAATTTTTTACCTCAAATTTTACAGGAGATGAGAGAAAACGGACAAGAAATCAATGTTGTAGTTATTGAAACTATTCAAAAACTTAGAGATATGACATTGAATGATGTGATGAAAAATAAGTCTAAAAAACCAACGTTTAATGATTGGGGAGAAGTTGCTGAACGAATTGTCAGTATGTACAGATTAATAGGAAAACTTCAAGAAGAATACAAATTCCACTTTGTTATTACAGGTCATGAAGGTATCAACAAAGATAAAGATGATGAAGGTAGCACTATCAACCCTACTATCACTATTGAAGCGCAAGAACAAATTAAAAAAGCTATTACTTCTCAAAGTGATGTGTTAGCTAGGGCAATGATTGAAGAATTTGATGATAACGGAGAAAAGAAAGCTAGATATATTCTAAACGCTGAACCTTCTAATACGTTTGAAACAAAGATTAGACATTCACCTTCAATAACAATTAACAATAAGAAATTTGCAAATCCTAGCATTACGGACGTAGTAGAAGCAATTAGAAATGGAAACTAAAAATTAATTAAAAGGACGGTATTTAATTATGAAAATCACAGGACAAGCGCAATTTACTAAAGAAACAAATCAAGAAAAGTTTTATAACGGCTCAGCAGGGTTTCAAGCTGGAGAATTCACAGTGAAAGTTAAAAATATTGAATTCAATGATAGAGAAAATAGATATTTCACAATCGTATTTGAAAATGATGAAGGCAAACAATATAAACATAATCAATTTGTACCGCCGTATAAATATGATTTCCAAGAAAAACAATTGATTGAATTAGTTACTCGATTAGGTATTAAGTTAAATCTTCCTAGCTTAGATTTTGATACCAATGATCTTATTGGTAAGTTTTGTCACTTGGTATTGAAATGGAAATTCAATGAAGATGAAGGTAAGTATTTTACGGATTTTTCATTTATTAAACCTTACAAAAAGGGCGATGATGTTGTTAACAAACCTATTCCGAAGACAGATAAGCAAAAAGCTGAAGAAAATAACGGGGCACAACAACAAACATCAATGTCTCAACAAAGCAATCCATTTGAAAGCAGTGGCCAATTTGGATATGACGACCAAGATTTAGCGTTTTAAGGTGTGGTTTAAATGCAATACATTACAAGATACCAGAAAGATAACGACGGTACTTATTCCGTCGTTGCTACTGGTGTTGAACTTGAACAAAGTCACATTGACTTACTAGAAAACGGATATCCACTAAAAGCAGAAGTAGAGGTTCCGGACAATAAAAAAACTATCTATAGAACAACGCAAAAAAATATTCGCAATGTGTAGAGATATAGAACTTCACTGGGGCGAACCAGTAGAATCAACTAGAAAATTATTACAAACAGAATTGGAAATTATGAAAGGTTATGAAGAAATCAGTCTGCGCGACTGTTCTATGAAAGTTGCAAGGGAGTTAATAGAACTGATTATAGCGTTTATGTTTCATCATCAAATACCTATGAGTGTAGAAACGAGTAAGTTGTTAAGCGAAGATAAAGCGTTATTATATTGGGCTACAATCAACCGCAACTGTGTAATATGCGGAAAGCCTCACGCAGACCTGGCACATTATGAAGCAGTCGGCAGAGGCATGAACAGAAACAAAATGAACCACTATGACAAACATGTATTAGCGTTATGTCGCGAACATCACAACGAGCAACATGCGATTGGCGTTAAGTCGTTTGATGATAAATACCACTTGCATGACTCGTGGATAAAAGTTGATGAGAGGCTCAATAAAATGTTGAAAGGAGAGAAAAAGGAATGAATAGACTAAGAATAATAAAAATAGCACTCCTAATCGTCATCTTGGCGGAAGAGATTAGAAATGCTATGCATGCTGTAAAAGTGGAGAAAATTTTAAAATCTCCGTTTAGTTAATACAGGTTTTTACAAAAGCTTTACCATAGGCGGACAAACTAATTGAGCCTTTTTTGATGTCTATTACCCAGGGGCTGTAATGTAACTTTAATACTTCAAATTCAATGCCAGAAAGTTTACTTATTGTTTCTAGGTTGTGTCCTGACTTTAACATTCTTTTAACAAATTCTAATCCCGAAACAAATCTTTGTTTTTCTATAATCTTATTAAAGTGATTTAAAAACTGAGGAGCATAAAACTTATTATAAATTCCTTTTTTTGTTAAGTAAGACATGTCAAAAGTTTCATTTAAAACCCCTAACCTTACTAGGTTATTAATTGAAATTTCGGTTGATTCTATATCTAACGGAGAGTCTTTTATTAACGTGTCCGATATATTCATACCGTCATTCTTTGGGTTTAAAACCGCTCTATATTTAACGGCAGGATGTACTTCGTGATTCTTTAAATGTTTTAAAAGAATAGCATCATTTGGGGATAATTGTTTAATTATTTCAACAAATGAATGGTGGGTTAATGAGTTTTTTCTGTCATCCATAGATGATGCTATTAGTTTTGCGAACATATTACTTAAAGTTTTTTCACTAATGTAAAACTTTGAAGCTTCTAGAGCAGGACCTAGAAGAGAAAATTGTGGTTCTTGTAAATTATTTTCAGGTACAGAAGATATTTCTTTTTTAAATTGTTCTTTGAATTTTTCAAATTCTACTTCTCTTTGATAAATAACTTTATCCACATAAAGGTGGAATTTCCCAAAGACAAGTTCCCAAGTTTTAGAGAATGTTTCTACAGGCCCTTTTGATGCGCCTTCAATAATTTTATCAATACCTTTACCTAAAATAGGATCCATAATTATTCACCCCCAATCTAACGCAATAGCGATAATAAAATTATACCAGAAAGGAGATAACGAAATGGCAACATTTAGAACGATAAAAGAAAGTGGCGATTTTGTAACTGTGCATAAATCTTTTGTGTTCGATAGTAATTTAAGTGCTAAAGCTAAAGGGATATTATTGTATTTCCTAAGTCGTCCTGACAATTGGCAAATATACACGTCAGAAGTAGTTAAACATATGAATGATGGACAAAAATCAATCAATAGTGGCGTTCAAGAACTTATGGATAATAAATATGTTCACAGAATACAAAAAAGAGCTGAAAACGGTGTGTTTAAAGGTTTTGAATACTTAGTTTACGAAAAACCAACCGAAATGCCATTTTCGGAAAACGGATTATCGGCAAACGGGTTTTCGGAAAACGGAAAAACGGAAAACCGAAAAGGGCGTACTACTAATAATAATAGTACTAATAATGATTTAACTAATAATAACAATACTAATAATGATGGAAGTATATTGTCGGGCAACCCGACTGTGTATTCCATTCCCTATAAAGAAATTATCGAATACTTAAATAAAAAAGCAGGAAAGCATTTTAAACATAATACAGCTAAAACAAAAGATTTTATTAAAGCAAGATGGAATCAAGATTTTAGGTTGGAGGATTTTAAAAAGGTGATTGATATCAAAACAGCTGAGTGGCTAAACACGGATAGCGATAAATACCTTAGACCAGAAACACTTTTTGGCAATAAATTTGAGGGGTACCTCAATCAAAAAGCGCAACCAACTGGCATAGATCAATTGGAACGCATGAAGTACGACGAAAGTTATTGGGATTAGGGGGATATTATGAAACCACTATTCAGCGAAAAGATAAACGAAAGCTTGAAAAAATATCAACCTACTCATGTCGAAAAAGGATTGAAATGTGAGAGATGTGGAAGTGAATACGACTTATATAAGTTTGCTCCTACTAAAAAACACCCGAATGGTTACGAGTATAAAGACGGTTGCAAATGTGAAATCTATGAGGAATATAAGCGAAACAAGCAACGGAAGATAAACAACATATTCAATCAATCAAACGTTAATCCGTCTTTAAGAGATGCAACAGTCAAAAACTACAAGCCACAAAATGAAAAACAAGTACACGCTAAACAAACAGCAATAGAGTACGTACAAGGCTTCTCTACAAAAGAACCAAAATCATTAATATTGCAAGGTTCATACGGAACTGGTAAAAGCCACCTAGCATACGCTATCGCAAAAGCAGTCAAAGCTAAAGGGCATACAGTTGCTTTTATGCATATACCAATGTTGATGGATCGTATCAAAGCGACATACAACAAAAATGCAGTAGAGACTACAGACGAACTAGTCAAATTACTTAGTGAGATTGATTTACTTGTACTAGATGATATGGGTGTAGAAAACACAGAGCACACTTTAAATAAACTTTTCAGCATTGTTGATAACAGAGTAGGTAAAAACAACATCTTTACAACTAACTTTAGTGATAAAGAACTAAATCAAAATATGAACTGGCAACGTATCAATTCAAGAATGAAACACAATGCGAGAAAAGTAAGAGTAATCGGAGACGATTTCAGGGAGCGAGATGCATGGTAACCAAAGAATTTTTAAAAACTAAACTTGAGTGTTCAGATATGTACGCTCAGAAACTCATAGATGAGGCACAGGGCGATGAAAATAGGTTGTACGACCTATTTATCCAAAAACTTGCAGAACGTCATACACGCCCCGCTATCGTCGAATATTAAGGAGTGTTAAAAATGCCGAAAGAAAAATATTACTTATACCGAGAAGATGGCACGGAAGATATTAAGGTCATCAAGTATAAAGACAACGTAAATGAAGTTTATTCGCTCACAGGAGCCCATTTCAGCGACGAAAAGAAAATCATGGCTGATAGTGACCTAAAACGATTCAAAGGCGCTCACGGGCTTTTATATGAGCAAGAGCTAGGGTTACAAGCAACGATATTTGATATTTAGAGGTGGCACATGGAAATAGAAATTAAATTTAACGAAACGTTCGAGGCACCTATGGGCTCGCCTCGTCCACGCTTTCGTAATACAGGTAGATTTGTTCAAACATACATGCCAACAGCTTATACAAATCATAAAGCGTATATACAAGGGCAAATGCCTAAGTTAAATCTAGAGCGCGCACTAAAAATCGAATTAGACTTTTACTTTCCATTACTTAAATCATGGTCGAAGAAAAAGAAAAGTGAAATGGTTGGACAGTATAAAGTGACTAAGCCGGATATCGATAACTTAATTAAAACAGTATTAGACGCATGTAATGGTCATGTGTGGAAAGACGATAACCAAATTACAGAAATAACTAGCTCAAAGCGTTATGGACTAGAACCAAAAATAATCATGCGAGTTGAGGAAGTGATCTAATGCAACAGCAAGCATATATAAACGCAACGATTGATATAAGGATACCTACAGAAGTTGAATATCAGTATTTTGATGATGTGGATATCGAAAAAGAAGCGCTGGCAGATTACTTATATAACAATCCAGACGAATTACTAGAGTATGACAATTTAAAAATTAGAAATGTAAATGTAGAGGTGGAATAAATGAGTGTCGTGAAGATTAACGGTAAACCATATAAATTTACCGAACATGAAAATGAATTGATAAAAAAGAACGGGTTAACTCCTGGAATGGTTGCAAAAAGAGTACGTGGTGGCTGGGCGTTGTTAGAAGCCTTAAACGCACCTTATGGCATGCGCTTAGCTGAGTATAAAGAAATCGTATTATCCAGAATTATGCAACGAGAGAGCAAAGAACGTGAAATAGCTAGGCAACGACGTAAAGAGGTTGAACTACGTAAGAGGAAACCACATTTGTTTAATGTACCACAAAAACATTCACGTGATCCGTACTGGTTCGATGTCACTTATAACCAAATGTTCAAGAAATGGAGTGAAGCATAATGAGCATAATCAGTAACAGAAAAGTAGATATGAATGAAACGCAAGACAATGTTAAGCAACCAGCACATTACACATACGGCGATATTGAAATTATAGATTTTATTGAACAAGTAACGGCACAGTATCCACCACAATTAGCATTTGCAATAGGTAATGCAATCAAATACTTGTCTAGAGCACCGTTAAAGAATGGTCATGAGGATATGGCAAAAGCGAAGTTTTATGTAGATAGAGTGTTTGACTTGTGGGAGTAATGACCATGACAGATAACGCGCGTAAAGAATACTTAAACCAATTTTTCGGCTCTAAGAGATATCTGTATCAGGATAACGAGCGAGTGGCACATATCCATGTAGTGAATGGCGCTTATTACTTTCACGGGCATATCGTACCAGATTGGCAAGGTGTGAAAAAGACATTTGATACAGCGGAAGAGCTCGGAATATATATAAAGCAACATGGTTTGGAATACGAGGAACAGAAGCAACTAACTTTATTTTAGAGGAGATGGAAACAATGAAAATCAAAGTTAAAAAAGAAATGCTATTAGACGAGTTAATTAAATGGGCGCGAGAAAATCCGGAGCTATCACAAGGGAAAATATTTTTTTCAACAGGATTTAGTGATGGATTCGTTCGTTTTCATCCAAATACAAATAAGTGTTCGACGTCAAGTTTTATTCCAATTGATATCCCCTTCATAGTTGATATTGAAAAAGAAGTAACGGAAGAGACTAAGTTTGATAGGTTGTTAGAGGTATATGAGATTCAAGAAGGAGTCTATAAATCCGCATTACACAAAGGTATCAGTTTGAACGAACGTTTTGAAGACGACAATATTTTTCCTACTAAAGCATTCTATATCTTAAACGACGACCTAACTATGACGTTAATCTGGAAAGATGGGGAGTTGCTAGTATGATGTTGAAATTTAAAGCTTGGGATAAAGATAAAAAAGTTATGAGTATTATTGACGAAATCGATTTTAATAGTGGGTACATTTTGATTTCAACAGGTTATAAAAGTTTCAATGAAGTAAAACTATTACAATACACAGGATTTAAAGATGTGCACGGTGTGGAGATTTATGAAGGGGATATTGTTCAAGATTGTTATTCGAGAGAAGTAAGTTTTATCGAGTTTAAAGAAGGAGCCTTTTATATAACTTTTAGCAATGTAACTGAATTACTAAGTGAAAATGACGATATTATTGAAATTGTTGGAAATATTTTTGAAAATGAGATGCTATTGGAGGTTATGAGATGACGTTCACCTTATCAGATGAACAATATAAAAATCTTTGTACTAACTCTAACAAGTTATTAGATAAACTTCACAAAGCATTAAAAGATCGTGAAGAGTACAAGAAGCAACGAGATGAGCTTATTGGGGATATAGCGAAGTTACGAGATTGTAACAAAGAACTGGAGAAGAAAGCAAGCGCATGGGATAGGTATTGCAAGAGCGTTGAAAAAGATTTAATAAACGAATTCGGTAACGATGATGAAAGAGTTAAATTCGGAATGGAATTAAACAATAAAATTTTTATGGAGGATGACACAAATGAATAATCGCGAAAAAATCGAACAGTCCGTTATTAGTGCTAGTGCGTATAACGGTAATGACACAGAGGGATTACTAAAAGAGGTTGAAGACGTGTATAAGAAAGCGCAAGCGTTTGATGAAATACTTGAGGGTTTACCTAATGCTATGCAAGATGCACTCAAAGAAGATATTGAACTTGATGAAGCAGTAGGGATTATGACGGGTCAAGTTGTCTATAAATATGAGGAGGAGCAGGAAGATGAAAAAATTTAATGTTCAAATCACATACACTGGCATGATTGAAGAGACTATCGAGGCTGAAAGTTTAGAAGAAGCAGAATTTGAGGCGGATGTTATTGCGAGAATGGAAGTGCCATTTGATTGTGATGAGTATGAAATTTATGTAGATGTGGAGCAGGAAAATGACTAACACATTACAAGTAAAACTATTATCAGAAAATGCTAGAATGCCCGAACGAAATCATAAGACGGATGCAGGTTATGACATATTCTCAGCCGAAACCGTCGTACTCGAGCCACAAGAAAAGGCAGTGATCAAAACAGATGTAGCCGTAAGCATACCAGAGGGCTATGTCGGGCTGTTAACTAGCCGTAGTGGTGTAAGTAGTAAAACACATTTAGTGATTGAAACAGGAAAGATAGACGCGGGATATCATGGTAATTTAGGGATTAATATCAAGAATGATATGGAGCATGACGGCATAACATCATTATACGAAGATTTAGACGACAAACTAGTAAACACTTTAGATATAAAAGGTAATTATATAAACGAAGGAGAAGGCGCTAGAAAGGTATATAAAATCAACAAAGGCGACAAACTAGCACAACTCGTTATCGTGCCTATATGGACACCGGAACTAAAGCAAGTGGAGGAATTCGAGAGTGTTTCAGAACGTGGAGCAAAAGGCTTTGGAAGTAGCGGAGTGTAAAGATATCTTAGATCGAGTCAAGGAGGTTTTGGGGAAGTGACACAATACTTAGTCACAACATTCAAAGATTCAACAGGACGACCACATGAACATATTACTGTGGCTAGAGATAATCAGACGTTTACAGTTATTGAGGCAGAGAGTAAAGAAAAAGCAAAAGAGAAGTACGAGGTGCGGAACAAACCAGTTGATGGAGCGACCAACTTAAACGATATCAAATCAAATATTGGTATCTTTCACGTTGAAAAAGTCGAACCAAACGAGGGTATGGTGGATATTAACATTGAGACAATGAAACCATTCGAGGAGGCAGACGATGATTAAAAAACTTAAAAATATGGATTGGTTCGATATCTTTATTGTTGGAGTACTGTCATTATTCGGCATATTCGCATTGTTACTTGTTGTCACATTGCCTATCTATACAGTGGCTAGTTACCAACACAAAGAAACGCACCAAGGAACTATTACAGATAAATATAACAAGAGACAAGATAAAGAAGACAAGTTCTATATTGTATTAGACAACAAACAAGTCATTGAAAATTCTGATTTATTATTCAAAAAGAAGTTTGATAGCGCAGACATACAAGCTAGGTTAAAAGTAGGCGACAAAGTAGAAGTTAAGACGATTGGATATAGAATACACTTTTTAAATTTATATCCGATCTTATACGAAGTAAAGAAGGTAGATAAAAAATGATTAAACAAATATTAAGACTATTATTCTTACTAGCAATGTATGAGCTAGGTAAGTATGTAACTGAGCAAGTATATATTATGATGACGGCTAATGATGATGTAGAGGCGCCGAGTGACTTCGCAAAGTTGAGCGATCAGTCTGATTTGATGAGGGCGGAGGTGTCAGAGTAGATGATGTGGGAAATAGTTGCTATCGGTATCCTTATATTAATTACATTACTTTATGTAATATATACAGACAAAATTGAAGTGAGGGAGAAGATTGATGAATTAAAGCATGACATAAAAAGGAATGAAAAATTATTTGAAAATTATAAGAAAGAAAACAGACCAATCGAATATATTGTTGAGTTATATGATGGTGTGTATTTACAAGAAGAATATACAGGAGCATTTTCGAAAATGATAACACTTACTACAACTAGCAATGTTTTTGAAGCTAAATCATATGACAATTTATTTTTAGCTAAAATAGATGCTGAATTTCTGAGTGGTCGTGTATTAAAATATAAGCCGAATTTAGAGGTGATTGAATAGATGATGTGGTTCATCATAGCAATTATATTACTAGTCATCTTATTGTTTGGTGTAATGTTGCAAGCTGAACAGTTAAAAGGCGATGTGAAAGTTAAAGAGCGAGAGATAGAGATATTAAGAAGTAGATTGAGACACTTTGAAGATTAAACATATTTGTACGGAGGGTATTCATGACTAAAAAGAAATACGGATTAAAATTATCAACAGTTCGAAAGTTAGAAGATGAGTTGTGTGATTATCCTAATTATCATAAGCAACTCGAAGATTTAAGAAGTGAAATAATGACACCGTGGATTCCAACAGATACAAATATAGGCGGGGAGTTTGTACCGTCTAATACATCGAAAACAGAAATGGCAGTAACTAATTATCTTTGTAGTATACGAAGAGGTAAAATTCTTGAGTTTAAGAGTGCGATTGAACGTATAATTAACACATCAAGTAGGAAAGAACGGGAATTCATTCAAGAGTATTATTTTAATAAAAAGACTTTAATTGTGGTTTGTTATGACATACACATCTCTGAAAGTACAGCGCATAGAATCAAGAAGAAAATAGTCTCTAAACTAGCCGAAGAATTAGGGGAATACTAAAATTGACAGTAAAATGACAGTTTTTGACACCTAAAACGAGATATTATGATATTGTAAGAATTATCTTAAGACGTGGGGTAATAGCCACATTAGATGTTCTCATCGATGTGATTGAGAAGTGACAAACATATAAAAGTTGATATGTTACGCTATTGATCACTTACTACCTGCCTATATGGTGGG